TTAAACGGCTAAAAAGTGGGGCCGAAACCCCACTTTGTTTTTATTTTAGATATTTTCAAACGAAGCTCCACTTGGAGTGATGAAGAACTCAATGTCAATGAATTCAAGAGCTTTCGTTGGTTTTAAGTAAATCTTACCTGTTAAAGTGTTTCTGTCCAAATCTTCAGGTGAAGAACTTACTGTTACACGGAAGTCATAAAGACCTCTGTCTCTTCTGATTGCGTCAAGGATTGGGTTAACCGAATCCAAGAACTGTTGTCTTACGATTTCGTCATTTTGTTCAAACAACAATCTAACTGCCACCGCTGAAATCAACTTACGAGCTTGTAACAACAATCTTCTTACGTTCAATCTGTTAAGTGCTGAATCTCTAACTTGAAGAGTTTTGTTACCCCAAATTACAGTTCCAACATCAGAGAAGGTTGCGATTGGGTTGATACGACCTTGATATAAAGTGTCTCTATCTTCTTGTGTAAGTTTCAATCTCGCCTTAACTGAGTTAACAAGACCTCTTGTGTAACCCGCCGATGCGAACCATGGGAATGAAATGTTGTCAGTCAACGCTAAGTTTCTACAAACTTGACCTGTTGGTGGTAAGTAGATTTGAGTGTTGTTAACAGTATCTCTTTCCAAAATCCATGGGTAGTAAGTTGCTGTGTAAGATGAATCAATTCCTGTATCATCCAAATTGTCAACTGCTTCTTGTGGGTAGATAATTTCATATTGAGAACCACCATCAGGAGTATACATGTTGTAGTCAGGAGTTGTTACGATATAAACCGAGTCAGCTCTTTCATTTTCAACCATTCCAATTGCGGTTTCACACAAGTTAGAGTTGTTTACGTAGTCAATACTTGAAGTTGCGAATACGTTGATGTTTGTTGATTCAGGGTTATTGAATGACAAGATACCAAGTAAGTAAGCGTAGTAGTCGGTGTTAGCAAAATCTTGTGTATTGTTTGCCACAACGATTCTCTTAAATGTACCGTCACCATTTGCTGTTGGATATCTTTGAGTAGGTCTTGGAAGCAGAATGTATATTTTCTTGAGTACAAGAAGTAGTATGGGTTATCTTGAGTTGTTGGTTCACCATCAAAACTTGCAACACCACAAACAAACGCTGGTGTACCACTTGTAACTTGTGAGTTACTGATTGTAACAACAGTTGCTCCTGAGTCCATGTGGAAACCTTGAGTTTGGTAGTTCCATGGAGTTGATTCAGTTGCGGTATCCCAACCTACTACAGGATTTTGTCTACCTTTATATTGTAATAAGTCAGAGTCAACACCAAATTGTGAAGACATACCAAGGTAAGTTCTTCTTACGACATCACCACTTGAAGATACAATGTTTGTTCCACCGTAAGTACTTCCAAATGGGGGGTCAAAGATTGTTTCACCTGGGAAGAAGTATTTGTTTTTGATTACAGGGAATGGTGAAGGGTTTGATACACTGTCATATACTCTTTCTTCAAATCCACGGAAACCACAAGGTAATGCATCTATCGGTGCTTCATCAGAAAGTTCAATCATAATGAACGCAGATACTAATGGATACTCACCATTAGAAGAACCAATCTTTTTAGCAACAAAACTGTTAGAACCCGGGTCCATAGTACAGTTTGTGTATTTTTCATAAACAACAGGATTTGCATCCGTATCAAAGAAATCTCTAACCAAAACATCAAAAGTTTGATTTGAGAACGAAATGTTTGCAATTGAGATTTTAACTTCTGTGTTTGCAGAATTACCATCTGAAATTGAAACAAATCTAAACAAGTTATAAACTTTGTTACCTCTTAATTCAGATACAACAAATGGAGTCTTTGGTGTTTGGTATTTGTCCAAGAACCAAGCGATTGAAGTTGTTGAAGTTTTATCTCTCGCTTCAGGTAATGCAATTAACTCACAATTTAATCCTTTAATATAACCTTTGTTGTAAGCGTAGTTTAATAAACCTGGATATGATTCTTCAACATAAATAGGAACCTCAGTTCTTGATTTTGAGAAGTTAGTAATGCCGAGAACTTTAGTGATGTAGTTAGCATCAACACTTCCAAATGAAGTTTCAAATTGGAATGTTTTGTTTTCGTAAGTGATACCGCTCAACAAGAAGGTTGAGAATGGACTATTTGTAACACCTGAATATGCTCCTGTACAAATCATATCCAAATCAGTCAATCCTGTTACTTGATAAACAGGACCGTGATTGTTTGCGTCATATACTGAAATACCTCTTGAACGAAGAGTTGCAACAACTAAGTTATTGTATTCTGTGTAAGCAGTTCCACTGTAGTAATAAACTGTTCCTGATAAAGTTGCTTCAAAATTTCCTGTTCCACCTGTTGTGAAATCGGTAACCGCATAATCCCAAGAAAAACCTGAGTAACTATTATTAGAATAATTTGTGAAATTTGCATAATACCAAGGGTCATTAACAGAATCTGTTAAATCATTAAATGCTAAATTCATACTGTCAACACTGAATAAGTTATCCAAAGTTGTGTATTGAGCTGACAAATCGTTGTATTCCGTTTCAGGAATTGAACCGTAAACATTTAATGTAGAACCTGTAACACTTGTGTTACCTGATACATCTAAAATAAAACTAAAGATGTCTTTGTTATAGGTACTTGTTGAACCATTGTTTAACAAATATTGAATGTTGAGGTTGTTAGCGATAACGTCAGGTAGTGGGGTTGTAAAGTCCAAGACATTACTTACACCTGTATTACCAGTAACAACTGCGGTAAAGTCTAATGCTGCAACATCCGTATCTACTCCGATTGTTGTACCGTCTACGTTAGCGGTCACTCTAATAGACCAAGAAGGACCCGCATCATAACCTGATAAACCAAGAACTCTTGTTACGAATAATTGGTTAGATTGTTGTAGATATGCCTTTGCAATATATGCGGCTTCATATTTAGGGATTTGCGTTCCAATGAATTTTTCAGGAACGGTACCTCCGAAGAATGTTTGAAATTCGTCAAAGTTGGTTATAAAGATAGGTTCAAATGCAGGACCCTTTAATGTTTCACCAACTAGACCCAAAGTAGTTACACCTACGCTTTGAGCCACGAAAGACAAATCGGTTTCCGATGTGTAAACACCAGGAGATACAAATACTTTCTGATTAGCTTGTGCTGTTGCCATTGATTAATTTTTTCTTGTGCGGTTTTATTTTATACATAAATATTCATTTCAAATACAAAAAACTTGACTTTTAAATATGTATTAATAAACTGGCAGATTTTTTTCTGCCTTTTTTCATACTCAATGAAAACTAACGATAACAATATCAAGAACCTAAAAATATCAGAAAAGGCACATACTGTGTTAAAAAAGTATTGTGAGGACAAAGGTTTAAAAATTCACAAGTTTGTAGAAAAACTCATCTACGACAATTGCCAACTGAAAAAAGACATTTACGGAGAGGATTAAACTAACTTGGCGTTATACAAAATCAACGCCTCTTCACCCACATTTTCTTTGGTAATATCAACTTGTAAAATGTCACCAGTATTCAATTGGATGGTGTCCAAATCGCTACCATAAAAATCTCCATTAATTATTACATCCCAACTATCTATGTTGTTTGTTGATACTAAACTTAAATTAATCCTGTAATCAACTTGGTTATCAATTAAAGTTGTATTACCTGAAGTATAGAATAAACGGTATTCAAATTCATTAGGATTTGGTGGATATATTTCGGCTCTTCTACCCTTAGCAACATTAACATCTGTCTCAAATAACTGAACGACTCATCACTTATGTTATTCATAATGATTGGCACATACTGACCTTTGATAAAAGTATATGCTTGACGAGACGAAAAAGTTTGAAGAACATTTTTGTTAAACGTATTCAACTCTCTCATTCTGTTACACATAATTTTTACTTGAAAATTCAAATCAACAGGAACAGGTTGTGGAATTGTATAGACATCAAACCCTTTTTGGTTTCCATTCCAAGTAGGAACCGTTGCATAATAGAATTGTTTTCTATTTGGAATAGTATATTGGGTTGAAGGATTAGTTCCGTATTTTACTTCAGGTTGACGAACCACTGTAATAAAAGGAAGTTGTACGTTAAAGTCGGGGTCTTTGAAATTCCAAGTTTCTGTAAATTGAGACCATCTTTGATTAGTTATAATCTTGTCAACAACATTAATATCTTTTCCTGATACTGTAGTTTTTAATTCCCCCTTTACAAACTCCAACATACCCAAATCCAAATCAGCGTGTAAAACACTTTGAGGAAGGTAAGTTCCGTCTTTGTTAATAAACTCCAATAATTGTTCTCTCCTTGCCGAAAGAGTTTTCGGTGGAACTAAATCAATGTTTGGTTTAATTTGTTTTGGAAATGCCATTACGTACCAAAGAATTCGTTTTGACTTACAGGTGTTGCAATAATAGTCCTGTAAAATGGTTTATAACCTCCATAAGTATGACGGTTGTCTGAAACGACCCTTCCGTCATCGGCTACTGAATAGTATCTAACTTTACTTTCAGTTTCATAATAACCCAAGTAATCCCCCATTTGAATCTCAACCTGTAGTTCATCCAAATAAGATTGGTAAACAGAGAACTTCATATTACCTGGTTCATTTTGTTCAATTCTACTTGTTCCCAACCTTTGTGCGGTAGGAGCCAAGATTTGAACCAATCCTTTAATTTCTACAGGAGCAAGAAATTGGATACCTCCTTCGGGTACCTCCCCATATACATCGTCCTGTAGAGTTTTATATCTATCTATTCTGTAGAGAATAACCGTAAAATTCATGTCACCCTCAAGCCATTCTGAACCCATGGCGACATCTAAAGAATAATCTTCACCACCAAAGAATTTACCTAATCTTGTAATAGGGACTAACTTATCTGACATATATTGATAAATACATTCTTATTTGTTATATTTAATATGTTTGTGTATAAACCTATGTACCTTTAAATACTAAATGGGAATTAGTCTTACAATAGAATCCAAAGCAATTACCGCACTTGAAAGTTATGAGGGTGCAAATAACTATATCCTTAATCTAAAACACAAACTTCAGTTAAACCCAAAGTTTTATCCAACAAGGGCTCAGTCGGAATATATTTTAGCCAACAAAGACAAGAACCCCAAGGTTGCAAAAAAGTGGGTTGTCCTTGATTCATACTTTGCCAACAAACTTGCCAACGACAAATTTCTTCTTCAGATTCCTGAAAGAATTTGGGTTGAAAAACTTTTGGCTGAAAAGGACAAAGCTTATCATGTATGGGGTAAATTCTTTGAGGGTGATTCATTCTCTGATTTTTGGATTCCAAAAGCGTCCCTTATTAAAGACAACAAGGTTGATATTAAAGATGTGGATTACTCCAAGTATTCACACCGTCCTCCGTTAGACCACCAAAAGGTTGCCATTGAAGAACTCTTAAAAAATAAGAAGTATATCTTAGCGGATGATATGGGTTTGGGTAAAACCACATCAACAATCATCGCTGCTTTGGAGACAGGTGCAAAAAAGATTTTAATTATTTGTCCCGCAACTCTTAAGATTAACTGGCAAAGAGAATTCCAACTTTACTCTGACAAGACAAGTTATGTTTGTGACGGTAAGAACTTTTCTGAAAATCACGACATTCTGATAATGAACTATGATATTATCAAGAATTTCCACGATACAAAAGACAAAGAAAAATCTTTGATTTTCAAATCAAATTTTGACTTGGTTATC